TCATTCCATTTGCAATGAATCAATTTTCACTTCCAGCTCAATGCTCGTTGTGTAGCCGTTGTCAGCACTCAGGCTGTGCGTCAGGGTGGTGATGATCCATTCGCCATCATCAATCTGTTTTTTAAAGCCCGTCACCTTTACCGGCATTTCGGTGTAAAGCTCTGCGCGCCCGCGCGCAAGCTGGATCGAGAAGGTCGCAACGCCGCGCTGCAGCCGTTCCCACTGCATTTTTGCTGCCCGCTCTGCGTTTGACCGGTTGGCATAGGTGCGGCTCAGTACCAGCACGTTTTCATCGGTGCCGACGAGGTAATCACCCTGTTTCGCTTCGGGCTCTTTTTTCTTCGCCGTGGTTTTGCGGCGTCGCTTTACCTGCGTTTGTGGCTTTTTCGCTGGCTCGCGGGTATGCAGCCAGCTCGCAATCACGCCGGTGTAGGCGTCACGGTCAGCCAGGGTAAAGCGGTGACTGTCGCCGTCACGGCGCTCAATAGTGATGACCGGCAACGCCCTGCCGCTGGCGTTTTTGCCCTGCCCCTGCCGGATAAACAGCAGTTTGCCGTCCTTGACGCAGGCCAGCGCGCCGCACTGGCGGGCCACGCGCATCAGAAAACTGGCGTCGGATTCGTTGGTCTGGTCGATGTGGTCGATTGCCATTTTCTCAACGTCTGCGCCCAGCGCTAAATCCAGCTTGTGTTTTTCCGCAATGGCTTTCGCAATTTCGCCTGCCGTGGTTTTGTGCCACGACTTTTCGCGTTTGGTATTCAGCGTCTGGCGGAAATCGGCGCTGCGGGCGCGTAGCGTCAGCCGGTCAGGCGTGCCGCTGTGCTCAATCTCATCAACCGTATAACTGCCCTTGCTGATAAGCGGCTCCCCTTTCCAGCCCAGCGCCAGCTTTAGCACCACGCCACGGCGCGGCAGTTGCAGCAGGCCGTCCGCGTCATCCAGCTCAATGTCCAGCTGGTCGGCCTCAAAGCCCCGGTTATCGGTCAGCATCAGGCTGATGAGCCGCTTTTGTATGGCCTGCGTGACGTCTGCACCTGCCATCGTCAGCCGAAACGCCGGGGCGCTGGCCGCCCCTTTTACCCAGCTTTCTGCCTGCATCATCAGAAAAGCCCTCCCGCTGCTGCAGTAACTTTACCGGCCACCCCTGCCGCCGCGCTTTTCATGGCGTCAAGCTGGCCGCTCAGGCTGCCGAACATCTCGCCCAGCGACTCGTCTGCACGCTTAAGTGTGAGTGTGAACTCAATGCGCCTGCACGCGCCGTTACTGAAAAACTCCGCTTTGGTCTGGCTCAGGCTCTCAATCACGTACATGCCGTAAATGGTGCCGCTGCCTTCAATGAGCGGCCAGGCGCGGCCCAGCTCCGCAATCTGCTCCAGCGCATACAGCGACAGCCTGCCGCCGGTCAGCTCCGGCAGCAGCACGCCGGAAAGCGTCAGCGTGTCGGTGTCCGGCCCGGCAAACTGCAATGACGGACGAAAGCCCACGCGGTTGTTGGACGGAAACCGCCAACTGCGCTGCAGCTGCAGCTCCTGATAAGGCACAGTTTCCAGCATGAAAACGAACAGCCCCAGCGTCATCATCATTCGTCAAATCCCCCCTGATCACGATAGGAACTCCGCGCGCGGGCTTTCGCCTGGCGCTCTCTTGCATCCAGCATTCTTATGACTTCTGCCGCCACGTCCTGCGCGCTTTGCCCCGGCTGCTGATGAATGGTGATGGGTGCATGAATGGTCACAGGCGCGGCAGTTATGGCGCTTTGCTTTGTGACCTTTTCCTGCGCATAGCTGCCAGCGGGCAGGCTCATCGGGTGCAGCGGGCGCGCGGCGGCAGGTGCAGCGGCCATCCCCAGTACCAGCGCAGCCGATGCCGCGAGTGCGGCAGTGCGGCGACGGCTGGTAATGCGCGCCGGACCGTTGACCAGCTCCGGCCCGTTCTCGCCCGCAATGCCGTACTGACCGGCGGGAATGTAGCCGCCGTTGTCATAGAGTCCGGCAAAGCCCGTCGGGGATGCCGGACTTAACGGGTTGACCGGTGTCGCGCCGCCCTTGTCCGCCGAAGGCTTCATGAATCCCGGCAGCAAATCCGTCATGGATGACAGTCGGGCCTTAAGCGCGTCCCACTTGGCCGTGATGCCGTCAAGGAGTGCGCTTATCATGTTGCTGCCCGCTTCTTTAAACCGCTCCGGCAGCGTGCTGGCCGAGTTGACCAGTTCATCCCATTTCTGCGACACGGCTGCCTTGATGCTTTGCCATGCCCCGGCGATGCCGTCGCGTATCGCGTCCCAGCCCCTGCTGATAATCCCCTGCAGCGCGCCATCCGCGAAAAGGGACTTAACCCACGCCCACGCACCGGCTATTTTGCCTTTGATGGCCTCCCATGCCGCCGACGTGTTATCTGTCACCTGCTGCCACAGTGCCGCAAACTTCGGCCCGAGGGTGTCCCAGTTACGCCAGACATAAATTGCGCCCATAGCGATAAGGCCAATGACGGCCAGAATCGGGTTGGCAAACATCAGGCGGCCCAGCCAGATAACGCTGCTGCCGATGATACGCAACGCCTTACCTATCATCCCGAATGCACTCGCGCCCTTAAAGCCCAGCGCTGCCATGCTCAGCCTGATGACCGCCATCGGCCCGACAATCGCCGCAAAGCCGATGGCAAGCGTTCCCAGCCCGATGACGATGGCAGACACCGCCGCGCCGACTTTCACCAGCGCGCCAGCCAGCGCCTTATTTCTCTCTATCCACTGCGCCGCGCTGTTGGTGACCTTTTTAATCAGCCCCATGATGTCCATGAGCGGCTGGCGCAGCGTATCCCCTAACCCGCTCATGGCGTTATTGAGTCCGGTTTTTAACAACAGCCACTGTGCGGACAGGGAATCTTTATTGATGTCAGACTCTTTCTGCATTGAGCCTTTGGCCGCATCGCCCTGCGTCAGCGCCAGCTGTCGGCGCAGCTCCGGCAGGTTGTTGGCAAGTTTCGCCGCATCCTTGCCGAATTCCTTGCCAAATATCATCGTCAGTGCAGACAGACGTCTGTTTTCGGGCAGTTTTTTGACCTTCTCCTGCACGCTGATGATGGTCCCCATCGCGTCCGTGGTCATCTGCTTTTCAATCTTTTTTGGGTCCAGCCTGAGCAGCGTCATCCCTTCCTGAAAGCGCTTGCCCTGCATGGTGGCAATCGACAGTTCGCGCACCATTGCGTTAGCCGAACTCGCCGCAATCTCAGAGGTGGCACCCAGCGAAAGGAACGTTGAACCCAGCGCCGCCGCCTTGCGAAAGTCCAGCCGGTCGGCGTTGCCGCCCATGCGCTGCAGCACGTCGATAATGTCCGCCCCTTTGGACATGGCGTTATCGTCTAAATAGTTCAGCGCATCGCCCAGCTGCTCAATGTTGCGGGTCGGTATCTTGTACAGCTGGCTGATTTTCCCCAGCCCCTCGGCCAGCTGGTCGGCGGGCAGCTCAAACGCCGTTGACGCCTTGGCCGCCGTGGTGGCAAAGGCCAGTAAATCGCGCTTCTGGTCGGCGTAAGAATCATTCTGGTTGGTGACGCCCATGCGTGCGCCGCCTTCAACCAGCGCGGCATAGTCAACCGCGCCGTGCTCCATTGGCAGTTGCTCACTGGCGGCCTTGATGGCGGCCTGCATATCGTAAAACTGCGCGGTGCGGTTGCCTTTGTCATCGCGCAGCCCGTTGACCTGCTTTGCCACGCCCTTCATGGCGTCTTCCATATCCGCCGAGGCTTTAATAGCCGCCGCAAACGGCACGCCCATTGCCATCCCTGCCGCCGTGGCTGTCGCCCCTGCTCCGGCCACCCTGTCGCGGGCCTCCAGCGTTTTGCCGTAGCGCTCTCGCACGGCGCGCATTTTTGCCTGGCGCTCGCCCAGCTTTTTAAGCTCACGCTGCTGGCGCTCAATGGCGTCACTCGCTGCGCTGGCGTCGGCTTTCAGTCGGCGCTGTGCCGCACTCAGCTGTTTGGTGTCGATACCGGCGGCGGTCAGCGCGCCGCGCTGCTGCTGTACCGAACGCAGCAGGCCATTGTAACTCTGCTGCAGGTCATTAACGCGGTTTTTTGCCTGCTCAAGTAAGCGGGACTGCTGCGCCGTGGGGCGGTTGGTGGCGGCAAACTGCGTCGCCAGCGCGGCGGCCTCCTGCCGGGCAGAGGCGAGATTTTTCTCAGTGATGGCAAGCTGCTGGCGCGTTTTGCGAAAGCCGTCAATGCGTCCGGCCTGATCGTTCAGGCTTTTCAGGCTGTCTTTGCTGGCTTTGAGGGCGGCGGACAGCTCCTTAGAGCCGTCGCGCGCACTGCGAAAAGGGCGGGTGATTTTGTCCACCGCCTTAAGTACCACCTGCAGGCGCAGGTCTCTGTCACTCATCGTCACCGGCTCCGTTACGCAGGATCGCTTTGTGCCGCCACATCAGCACGTCCGCCAGCGATTCCGCGAACATGACCGGCGGCGGCCAGTGAAACACGGTGGCGATGTCTGCCACCAAATCGTCTACGGTCAGCTCTGAGGGATAGTCGAAAGCGCCGACCTCGTTAACAAAAAAGACAGCACCTCCACCGACAGTGCCACCAGATCGGCGGGGTCCATTTCGTTGATTTCCTGTGCCGTCAGCGCAGGCGTTGACACGCGCGGCAGTACGGCCATTACCGCATTGACGTCCATTTCCATTAACGCCTGCAGACGCACGCCGCGCAGCGCACCGGACTGCGGCTTACGCAGTACCACCTCTGTGATTTCGGTTTTGCCGCGTTTGATGGGTGTGTCCAGGGTGACGGTTTTTTCGCTGATAATTTCGCTCATGTTCTTAATCCACTGAATAAAATTGATGAAAGCAGCAGGCCAGCGCCTGCCGCCATGATTACAGGCCCAGCGCGCTGCGGTGCGCCTCCATCATGTCCTTGCCGTCCACGATGTGAACCATGTTGACCAGATCCACCTCAAACAGCACTTCGCCGTTAATGGTCAGCTTGGCGTAGCTGTTGGTCGCGGAAACCTTCGTCGTGTTGGCGTCGCCTGTTTTCCACTCGCCGGAATCCAGCTCCTTGTAGCGCCCGCGCGTGACCAGCTCCACCGCCTGCACCTCGCCAGTGTCGTCACGCTGGATGGAACCGGTAAAGCGCAGCTGCACCGCGTCCACGGTTTCCGCGCCCAGCTGCTTAAACAGCAGCGCCTCAGTGCCGCCGACGGTAAATTCCGTGTCCAGTGCGCCATCGTCCAGGCCCATATCAATATCAACCGCACCGGCCATGCCGCCGCCGCGGTACTTCTCAAACTTGCGGGTCAGCTTTGGCAGCGTCAGGGACTCAACCAGCCCCTGCCAGTTGTTGCCTGCGTTGAACAGGTTCAGGTGTTTTAACTTACGGGGTAAGGCCATGTGTTCAGCTCCTTATGCTTTAACGCTGGCGGCGAAGTTGACCAGGTACTGGTCTGTGATGCGCTGGCGCAGCATCAGGTTTTCCAGCGGCGGCACCGGCGTGTAGTCGTAATCAATAAACAGCTGTCCGGCCTTGAGCGTTTCTTTGGTATTGACCGACTCATCCAGCCAGCAGCTTGCGCCGATGAGATAGCCCTGATTCACCAGGCTGCGCAGCTTGGCGCTGATAGCTTCGATGATGTCGCGGGCAAGCGACGGATTCAGCGGCCCGTCAACGGCCCACATCTGCGCCTCGGCCATCGTGTCGGCCAGCACCTGCGCCGTGCGGGTGTAGGTTTCAAACTGAAAGAGCGGGTCATCACTCAGGCAGCGCGACCCCCAGAAGCGGAAGCCGTCTTTACGGATCAGCGTGGTGACGTCGTTCTGGTTCAGCAGGCCCGCATCGGTTGCCGGGTCCTGCAGATCCCACGACACGTCTTTAGAAATGCCGGTGACGCCGTTCACGCCGACGTTGGACAGGGACTTGTGCCAGCCGGTCGTTTCGTCAATTTTGGCGCGCAGGCCGAGCGCGCGGGCGGTGGCATACGCCGTCGCATCGGCTTTCAGCACGGTGTCAAAGCTGATGAAGTCAGGCCAGATGAGCATCCCTTCGCGCTGGCTGAAATTGGCGCGGTAGGCAATTACCTCGGACACGGTTTTGCAGCCGTATGCCGCAATATACGCAAAGGCTTTCAGGCTCTGCGCCACGCTCAGCAGCGCGGTTGCCACGGCCTTTGTGTCATGCCCCGGCACGCCGAGGATGCGCGGTTTTACGCCACAAACGGTCTGCGCGGCCAGCAGGGCCTGCATACCGGTGCGCATCCCGTCATCTGTCACGCCGCCGATGATGTTGGCCGAGGTTTCCGCCTCAGTTGCGCCCTGCGCCACGCGCACCACCACAGCCAGCGGTTTCGCCTGGTCGGCGATGGCGTCCAGCGACGCGGCAAGCGTGCCGGTTGTGCCCGCCTTGCCGCTGGCGGTCATAATGTCGGTGAGTAATACGGGACGGTTAAGCGGGAACATTTCCGCGTCTGCGTCGTCGCCGGTGCAGACCATCCCGATGATGGCCGTGCTGACGGTGGTAATGGTTCGGGTACCTTCGTTGATTTCGACAACGCGCACGCCGTGATGGTAATGCTCTGCCATGATCATATCCTCATTAGAGTTCAAAATAATGATCTATGGTAGGACTTGAAATTTCACGCGTAATCAATTGTACGTTGTGTCATACAATGCTTGGCTGTTAATATTAATCTATCCACCACTATCTAAAATAAAGAATATATTCAACATGAAAGAAAAAAACATACCTGACTTTGAACGATTCAAAAACATCCCTTTAGCACTCCTCGTAATCCTCACATTTTTCGCCCCCTTTTTTTTCATAGTTACTATTTTTCTTTTACGTAAAAAGATAAAAAAAATGGAGAGAACAATAACAAAAATATATCACTTCATCCCAAGTGAAGAGCAATTTATAAGCATCAAAGACAGCAAGTGCTTATTATCAATTACAGGAGGACGCTGCTATGCTACTTCAATGATGAACCCATACCTCGGAGTAAAGCTTTGCAATAAAGAAAAATTTCAATTCCTTATAGTACTAACTCACAATGCGTTTAAATTATTTAAGCCAGTGATATCATCTCGCAAAGAAATGTTCCATGTTTGGAAGTGGTGGAAACTATATAGGAATGAATGGGTCTCAATAAAAAAAGAAGACATCGAGATAGAATTAGTTGAAAACAAAAAAATTTCTGAACAAGTTGAAATAAAAAGATTTCGCCAAACCTTTGACGTCACTTTTGATGGTTACTTGGTTGATGATGCATCGAATTTACCTTCTGAACCAGAAATTATCAAAAAACAAAAAAAAGTCTTTGACAATGGTGAGAGTGCATTGAGTTTCCTGATGCTCTCAGCCGTTGCATTTTTCAACCTTGTATCTATGGGTGAATTAATGGCGATTTTTAATTGCCCCAAGGACTTAACAACCCTAATAATTTCAACCCCTGACTTAATTAAATACCCCTTGATAATAGTCTATGCATCATTCGCTTTAATGCACACTCTAAACACTTTGATTGCTTTTTATTCAGCAGGGAGATTGAAAAAAGATGCAATAAAAACAAGAATTCTTTCTCAAATAGAAAAGCACAACAAGGAAAAATTAGAGTGTTATAAGGAAAAATTCAAACTTTAAAAAACAGTGTGCTTTTTTTTCATAAAAGCACACTTCTTCTATTTTTATCAACACTCAGGTTCAACGGGCCATTCCACACTTAATTTACCATTGACATCCAACTCACTCACTTCATTATAGTAAAGCATCCACTTCACAAGTTTTAACCTATCTTCATCGCTGAGCATACCTAAAAAAATTTTAGTTTGCCAAACTTGAGTTTTTTTATGTATTCTCTGAATTAATGATTCTTTTTCTTTCTGAACTAAAATAGCAACTGCTTTAGTATCTAAAATCCAAGCTATACCATTCCATCTGACTTGAGGTCCCTGCGGTTTAAGCGGTGTCGTGCCATCTGGATACTCACCGGGCAGAGTGATCAGAACCGGCGCACCGGTTGCGGTACTGTAGACGGTTTCGCCGCGATGGTCAGCCACCTGCTGCCAGCTGCCGTCCTGAAATACGCAGGTTTTGCCGGTGGCGCTTTTGGGTGGCGCGGTGTCGGTGGAGTGCGCCGGGATACCAACGCCCTGCGCCAGAAACTCATCTGCCGCACCGGTAAATTCGCCGGTTGCCGGATCAAAGCTGTAAACGGTGAGCATGCCGGACGTGACGGCCAGCCCGTCGCTGTCCAGGGTGATGTTTTTCTTTGCGGCCATTATGCAGCCCTCACGATGTAGTTAAACGCCACGTTGCGCGGGCGCGTGGAAACCCATACGGAACCGCCATCTGAATAGACGGTATTGCTTGCGCTGCCCGTCACGCCGTTGTCACGTGATACAGAAAACCCTAAGTCGGAATTATTCGGTGCTCGGAATATGCCTTTTGGCGGCTCAAGAGATTTCGTAACCGTATCTGCTTCTGAATATGCCATGCCGATGTAGACGCCAGTGTTATCAACATCGCTTCCGTTATAGTCCATCATGCCAGTGCGCAAGTGCGTTGCATTTTGCAAGGTCAGTAAGCCGCGCCCCGCATCCGCCAGGCGGCCGTCATCCCAGCCCCGGATGAATTCGCCGCGCAGGTCGGGCAACTTAAGCGACGGGAAGGTTTTCGCCAGCTGCGGATAGTCGGTTGCGCTGAATGCCGCCCCGTTGCATTTGAGCCAGCCCGCTGGCGGCGTTGCCACCGGCCACGGCACCGGCACGCCTACCGGCAGCGCCGAACCACTCCCCAGCCCGAGGTTGTTGAGAAACGCGGACACGCTGCCGATGTCGCTGCCGTTTTTCGCAATGTCCATTTTACCGGCCAGCTTGTTAAGCACCGTCGTGGAAAAGTTCGCATCACCGCCCAGCGCGTCGGCCAGCTCTTTCAGCGTGTCCAGCGCTTCGGGCGCACCACCTGCCAGCGCGGCCAGTGCCGCCTGCACAAAGGCGGTGTTTGCCATCTGCGTGTTGTTCGTGCCGGGTGCCGCCGTGGGCGCTTTCGGGGTACCGGTCAGCGTCGGGCTGTTGATCGGCGCATACTGCGGGTGCGGGTTGCTCGCTTTCAGGTGCGCATCCATCAGGCCGTCGGCGTACTGGCGCACCTCCAGCGCTTTGTCATCCGTATACTGGCGCGTCGCCAGCACCACAGACGGATCGATTTTAAGCGTAATGGCGTCAGTGCTGTTCACAATCAGGACCATGCGCACCGTCTGCGTGCGCCCGCTCCCTTCCTGCAGCGCGGGCTTGTAGGTTTCCGGCGTGTTGCAGACCGCAATCAGCGTGCCGTCAGCGTCAAACAGGCCCATTTCCCTGATCCAGAAACCGCCCTCGGTTTCGGGTATGACCTGCTCGGCAATCACCTGGCTGGCGTTGGCCGGATCGATACTCAGCGTGTTAATGGCCGCGCGCCGTGTTTCGTTAACAAGCTTAGTCTGGCTGGCGTTCGGCGTCGGCAGCGTGCCGCCACCGTCGCCCACGGCCATCTGTGTGATGTTAAGTTTTGTGCCGAGCGCGGCGGCGTTGGCAATCTTCGCCGCGCCGAGGTTGGTCACTATGGCGTAATATTTCTGGCTCAT